AAACTATACACTGAAGAACAATTGCTAAACACTGCTGAGGCGATTAGGGATTACCTTAAAAATTACCCCGAAAAATTCCACGAATCAATGATTGAAAAACACCTTAAGAATTTAACCCCCATCGAACTACCAAGTGATGAGGAGATATGGGATAAAGCAGATGAAGAGTTAAGTGGTGTAAGACATTATGCTTTTATGAGGGGTGCAAAATGGATGCGTGATAAAATACAAGAAGATGACAAACAATAAACAACAAACGGCAGTGGAGTGGTTATGGGAAATTGCATATAATAGAGAATTAACCTCTGAAGCTTGGAAACAAGCCAAAGAAATGGAAGCGATTGGAAAGGAAATGAGTTATGACGATGGTTATGCGGAAGGTTATAAAAGGGCATTGGGTTTGATTAAATGGAATATCGAAAATCAACTAAACAAATTAAACACCGATCATATTGGTGACACCAACGAAATGATATGAACAAAGTATATGAGATTAAACGATTAGACTTCGCATTGTGCGAACACGATCCTAGGGCTCAGAGTGTCTGTGAACCACCTAAAGCACTAACCTTTAATGAATTCCAAAAGAATGTTAAAAAAGAACTAAAAAAATTATATGACAATCAGAGAAGCAATTAAGTTCCGGTTCGAGAAAAAGACCGTGACTACAGAAGAAAGTGGAGATGGCCAAGTGTATCACTACTTCACCAAGGATGTAGGTGACATCACCTTTATGATTAGTAAGGATCAGCGAGGCGTATGGATAGGTACAATCTTTGACTATGGGGTTAAATTCTACAACGCTGGTTCCTTTAAGGATGTAATCAAAGCAGTTGAAAAAGGCGAATGGGATGGCTGACACAATACAATTGGTTGAAGCTAATGTTAATGACATAGCCGAATGGCGATTGTATATCAACCAAAGAATTGAACATACATATTCAACAAACAAAATTATGACACCCAGCGACATAGCAATGCTTATGAATTTAATTCAAAGGCTACAAAAAGAAACCGATGACCTTAAGGCAGAAATTCAAAAACTGAAAGAACAAATAGAAAAATATGAAAGCGATACTAGAATTTAATTTACCAGAAGACCAATTAGAATTTGACCTAATGAGTAAAGCATCTAAGTGGTACAGCCTAGCGTGGGAATTGGACCAACACTTACGGTCTCAGACCAAGTACGCTCCCGATACTATGCCTGATGAATACTACAAGGCCCTTAAGGATACACGAGATAAACTTTATGCTTTACTTCTTGAAGATGGTTTATCATTTGACTAATGAACGCAGATAAACTAGTCAAGTTAGGCATTGACTTACGAGACCGATGGAGCGGAGAGGTTAAGACTGTCTGCCCTAAGTGTGCTCATACTCGCAAGAAGAAGAATGATCCATCCTTAGGCGTTAATATAGACACCGGAGTATGGAAGTGTCACCACTGCGGTTGGAGTGGCTCAGTGAACCAGTATGTGCGTCCTGAGGCCCGTCCAGAAGTTTCCCAACCTAAAATCTTTGAGTACTTCGAGAATCGTAAAATAACTCCACAGACCGTTAAGCATTTTCGCATCAGCGAATCTAAGGAATGGATGCCACAAGACCAGGCAGAACACAAGGTCATATGTTTCAATTACTTTCTCAATGATGAATTGATTAATATAAAATTCAAGACATCAGACAAGAAATTTAAAATGGTCAAGGATGCCAAGAAAGTTCCATACAATATAGATGCGATTAAAAATTCACCATATGTTATTATTTGTGAAGGAGAAGAAGAGACAATGGTCTGGCATCAGTCTAACTGCGTTGGAATTTCTGTACCTAACGGTGCTTCTGTTAATAACAATAACCTCGATTGGTTGGACGGTGTGTATGATTTATTTACCGATAAGATAATATACCTTGCCACCGATAACGATGAGCCAGGCCGAAAGTTAAAGACCGACATTGCTCGCAGATTTACCCATCACGATATAAGAATCATAGACTTCCCTCTCAATGAGAAGGATGCCAATGACTGCCTGAAGAGGTATGGACAAGAGTTTATCACACGCTTATTCCACGATGCCAAGCCTCTACCAATTGCCGAGATATCTTCGGCAGTTGACTACTTATCTGTAGTCAACTCATATAGGACAGATGGGTATCCGATTGGGGCTCATGTCAATATGTCTGAGACCGATGAGCATCTTTCTTGGAGCAGAGGAGAATTAGTTGTTGTAACAGGTATTCCAGGATCAGGTAAGAGTACTTGGCTTGACTTTATGTTCATTCGCCTCGCTTATCTGAAAGGTTGGCGTTTCGGAATGTTCAGCCCAGAGAACCTTGCCCCCTTGAAAATCACACGGATGAGTGAACAGCTGCTTGGCAAAGCACTGAACAAAATGAACTCTGTAGAAGTTGAAACTGCTGTTGGTATCATAGACAAACACTTTTGGTTTTACAATGTCGAAACCATTCAAGACTACAGCATCACCAACCTATTGCGTTTGGCTGAGATGTTGGTCAAGCGTAATGGTATTGATTGCTTATGCTTAGATCCTTTTAACTACATCGAGCAAGAAAGTTCTGAAGAGAGTTCTAACGAGAAGATTGGTAACTTACTTCGTAAGCTAAAACAATTTGCTGTTAAGTTTAATGTCAATGTATGCCTAGTGGCCCACCCTCGTAAGATGGATAAGACAAGTGCTGGCTACAATGTACCTCGCTTGTACGATATTTCGGGCTCACACCACTTCTTTAACGTACCAGATATTGGTATTGCAGTACACAGAACCTTTGATAACGGACAGAAAGATCCGGTAGAGGTTCACATTCAGAAAATGAAATATCATTTCCGTGGTAAGTTGGGCCGAATAGATTACGAGTTTAATCGTGAGTCGGGTCAGTACAGCGAAGATGGAATTTTTAACAATTTAATGACGATAAAAAATGATATTGAAACAAATTCCAATGATTTGTTCACTTCACCACAAGCGTGGGGAAGAGGTAGTGGAATTCAACCTGAATCCATATCTTTTTGACAAATTTAAATATAAATCATACCGATTAAAAGACAGAGAAATATCATTGATTTGTGAGGGCTGGAGTAAGATAGGCAAGTATTATTATCTTGAACTGCACACATCTCATGGTATTTTATTAATTCACAATTACACATATAGATTAAAATGATAAGAGTATACGATGTAGAAACATTTATTAATTGCTTTACGTACATAGATTATGATCCTCACACCAAGGAGATAAACCAGTTTGTAATTACAGATTTCCAGAATGAGCATACTGAATTTGTTCAGTATATTAAAATGCTTGAGAAGAAAAAAGCCGGTATGGTAGGCTTTAACAACCTACACTTTGACTGGCCCGTGGTCTCTAGCATCGTAGAAAACCGATTAAATACGGGCGAACTGATATATTCATTTGCTCAGACATTAATCAACGCTGAGAAAAAGACTTATAGCAAGCAGAGTATTAATCAATTGGATTTGTATCTGCTGAATCACTACGACAATAAGGCGAGGTCAACTTCTTTGAAAGCCTTAGAGGTTTCGTGTGGATGGGATAACGTAATGGATATGCCTATGGATCACACCACCACCATTACTCCAACCAATCTGCCTACTTTATTGGAATACAATAAAAATGATGTGCTATTCACTGCCAAGTTTTATTCTATGTGCAAGGAGAAGATTGAGTTGCGTAAGAAAATAAGTAAGAAGTACAAATTAAAAGTGATGAATAAGAGTGATGTAATCATCGGAGAATCAATCTTTTTAAAATACCTTTCTGACACTATGGATATGCCTGTGGCACAACTCAAAGAGATACGTGGTAAGAGAACAGATGTAGCTCTGAAGAAGATTATCTTTCCGTATGTTTCCTTTGTCGAGCCTGGCTTCCAGAAGTTGATGAGACTAATGCAAGAGACGGTATCTTCCTCGCAGTTTCTAAGGAACTTTGTTGAGAATATGGATACTCGACTATCGACCAATGAGTTATTCGATAAATTTCGTGATAACAATATTCGAGTACAGAGAATTGCGCAGCAGAAGAAATCATTCTCCTTCAGCGTTCAATACAACAATATTCAAATTGATTATGGAGTAGGCGGTATACACGGATGCGTTAAGCCAGGGGTGTATCAGTCAAATTTTACACACGGAATACTTGACATTGATGTGAAGTCATATTACCCTAACTTATTTATTCAGAATCGCCTACACCCTAAGCAGATGGACCAAGATACCTTTATCAAGGTGTACTCCGATATCTTCCAAGAGAGAGTAAAGGCACAGAAAGAAGGGGATAAGTTAACCTCGGATGCACTCAAGTTGGCACTGAATGGCCTCTTTGGTAAGACGGGCTCAGATGTATCGTGTTTCTACGATCCGAATGTCTTCTTCGCAGTCACTGTGAACGGACAATTGCTTTTAACAATGTTGGTAGAGCGTTTAGTTCGCCAAGGTGCATCGCTACTACAAGTTAACACAGATGGTGTAACAATTTTATATAGTTATTTGTTACAAGATGACATCATAAAAATCTGTAAAGAGTGGGAAGCAATCACCAAGTTGCAATTGGAATACGCCAATTACTCCAAGATGATTATCCGGGATGTAAACAATTACATTGCTGTAGATGAATTCGGAAAGATTAAGGAGAAGGGAGCTTTTGAAACCAAGAAAGATTGGCACAAGGATAACTCATATATGGTCGTGCCTCTAGCAGTACGAGAATATTTCGTAAACAATACGCCCATCGAAGTAACATTACGCAAGCATAAGAACATCTTGGACTTCTGTGGTCGTTACAAGGCTTCTAAGGGCTGGCACGTAGAGTTTGCATACCTTGATGGCAACGAGGAAAAAAGATTGGAATTCGGTAAGATTTATAGATTTATACCGGTAATCAAGGGCGGTGTATCGCTTAAGTTAAATAAGGATGGTAGACAGCACCACTTGTGCGAGGGATATCAAACCTTCCCCTACAATAAATTGGAAGACTTCGACCTCAATAATTTGAATATGGATTTCTTTATCAATGAATGCAATAAACTCTTGGCTTTAATTAACCCTCCGCAATTGCAATTACTTTAAATCTTAACGGTCTTCCAGACTCTGACGTAACGACCATTCTGATACTCCAACATAGGTATCTCTTTGGTTGTTACTGCTACGGGTTTGGTCTTCTCAAAACGCTTAATGATATTCTTGTGCATGATTTCACAAGCCACCATACCATCTGCGATATCCGTGTTTTCAATTAAGTAACTCTTTAGTTCCATAATCAAATCTAAAAACCATATGTCTTGACAATAGCCATTCAGATAATCTATCAGATAGCTATTGCCACGTTCTGCTGTGATATCGTTCTTATAGTATCCTACAGAATCATCGTCCTTCCAGAATCCTCTACCCAAAAAGATAGGCTTCTTTGCTAGCAAATTTGATTTACCCAATTGTTTGTACTTCTCCTTAGTCACACCACCACGATTTATTTCTATCATTGCTATGGCGTTATTGTAGTACTCTTGGAGCAGTATCATATTGTTGACTATTTGATCAGGATCTGAGTCCCGTTCTGAATAGTAAGCAACATACCTATTGGTATCTATATTCTTGATGATGATGGCTTGCTTAGAACCATCTCCCATGTTCTTTGAGTTGTATGGAATCGGGTCAATGCCAGCGATGTACGTGTGATCAGGATTGGGTTCTTCAAGAAAATACATAGGACTGGTGATGTCGGGCCTCTTTATAATTGCTCCAGAGAAATCACGATGTAAATAAGACCTATCAATCGGTGGGCGAGTTGATAGAATCATACGTTCTTGCGTGTCTAATTTATTCATGATGTGCTTAGGGAAAGCACCTTGGCCACTTACTGAGAATACCTCTTGTATGTCTAAAGGGTACTGCTTAATGAAAGAATTCAGATACGACTTATCTTCCATTCTGTCCAATACACCACGTGTCTGCATAATCCAATCTGTCGCAGCCTTTTCATTGCTGTAACCATTGGGGCAGAAGTTTAATATTTTGCCAGTTTCCTTACCATTTTCGTCTAATTCGGGGGCTTCCATAATCCCTTGATAGCCAGGAAGAAAGATGGTTAGAATCTTCAAAGCCTCGGCATTATCCCACAATGTTTTGGCTAACTTCTGGCCAATTGATGTAGCCTCACCAGCGCTACCGCCAATGACAATTGGGGCAACCTTAACAAATCCTGATTTGGTACTTGCTTGAGCAGATTTATAAACCTTGTCGGCCTTAGGATGAAGCATACATTCGTCTATAAAAATATGCATCGCACGATACGCCTCGAATGCTGTTGGTGTTTCAACTGTCTCCTTGGTGATAATCTGAGAATCCAATCCGGTAACTGATCCTGTCTTGGCATCCCTACGACCTAAGTGGAGGTATCCTTCTTGACGGGTAGATACAATTCCAGGGCGGGCATACTCTTCAAACTCATCGTACACTACACGTGTCTTATCTTTAAACAAAGCCTCAAGACGTTTTTTATCTGCTGAGGTGATGAGTGATGTGCTTCCAGGATTGGTCATCGCAATCCACATTGGAATGATTCCACCAAAGATAAAAGATAGTCCAACCTCACGTCTCTTAGTTACAAATAAATCGTGATTGGTTCTACGGGCTTCCATATATCCCTCATAGATTAATTCATCTATATCTCGCCAAAGGGGTCTTTTTTTGAAACCTCTGGCGTCTTTTACCCATCCTTGTGTTAGTGCAAAGTAGTGAGGACCAGTCAATCCGAAACGACCTTCAATCCAAAAAACACGTTCCTTTGCCCACCAGATATCCTTTTCTTTCATGGAAGCTAAGGGGCTCAGACCGTACTTGCTGAACCATTCGTCATATACGAATTTAGGTTTTTTCATCGCCTAGTATTTACACGATCAAGGAAAGAACCTTCATCATCGTCTTTATTTTCTTCTGGATACGCCTCTAACTTGGCTAACTTAAGGCTCTTGTTAATCTTATCTCCTGCTTGTAGCAATTGAAACAAACCTTTCTGATATGAATCGTCAAGGTCTAAAGTCTTATCCTTTACAGAAGTCATCAATTGTTTTGATGCTGAGACCAAAGTTGTATAAAAATCCTTGGCAGGATCAAAATCTTGCAATTGTAATCTTTCGATTGCTTCCTCTTCAGAAATTTTATTTTCCTTGAGGTACTCCCAAAGTTTTTCTAAGGCTGTGGATTTTTCGTTTTTGGTCTTCAATTTCTTTTTGCGCTTTGTTTGCCTCAATTGGATTGTCAATGGCGGTATAATACTCGCACCATGAAATTAGTTTCTGAAGTTCTCTGACTTCGTCCTCAATTATTTGTTTATTGCTTTTAGCCATTGCTCTAAGTTAAAATTTGCGAAGTCTCCTTCCTCGATAACTTCTCCCAAAGATAAATAGAATCTTACTACATTTCCAAGGGCGAGAAGTTGATCGGTCGTTGCTGTATTTTGATATCTGCAATCAGCATCTAAGCCTCCAATCACAGCCAAGTGTACTTCTTGTCCTGGACAATAATTAATAGCGTGCAAATAACCTTTACTACTAATGCAATGAGTTAGTATAGGCACTCTTTCTAATCCCCCGATGTGGGTTGAATCAGATGAAAAACGAACCTTTTCTTGTTCGTGTTTAGAAACCTCTGAAGGTTTTAAATCTGTTTTGCTATATGTCCAGTAGATTTTCACAATTTGCTAAAGTACACCGCATTTGGATGTACGAATTCTTCCTTTGGTTCTTGCTCGTACTGCTCAATCATTTTGTTCAAATACCACCGAGCCTTTTTCATATCCTCTAAACCACCTTTAGATTCGCAACGCCATAAGTACTTAAGTACATTAGAAGTACATACGGCATCTAAGCCTCTTTTGTTGATGGTAGCGGATGCAATTGCGTCAATGCATTCTACTTTACCTTGCTTGTAATGTGAAGGGTTTACGTTGTCTTTCATACTATAAATTCTTGTTTAGGCACAAATATACACAATTCTTTGGGAACTCTATAAAATTTATCTGTTCCTTTTCTTTGTGCTGTATTGATGTAAATTTTCTCTTTATATTTCTCGTCAAAGATAATGTCTGATCTACACATCAAAGCAGCTTGGGTCTCGGTACATATAATAACATACCAAAAGGTATCTTCTTTCCATTTTGCCTTTCTATTGAGAAAGGAGACAGTCTCAAATGCAAAATCCTCTCTGCACGTCCAAGGTCTCTTGGCCTTCATCTCTACCTCCCATTTGTACTCTATGCCATCTTTCTCTGAGACAAGATCTATACCATATTTGTCACAATTATTTGAAACATTGTGACACTTACTTTCAAGAAAGGCAGTAAGCAATTGCCTACCTATCCCATCATTTTCATCAAAAGATTCTTGGTTAAACTTCATTTTCTTAAGTATAGGGCGAGTATCATACCAAAAAGGAATGCGCCTGCAATATACCACCAATTTATGAATTCTTTAGTAATCACTCTTCCGGCCACTTTAACTTCGTATGCAACAGTATCTCTAAAGGTTATGGTATCGGGCTTTACTGTTACTCCAAAGAAAGAACCTTTCTTATAGATAATCAATTTCTTTGTTTCAATTATAGTATCGTGTTGGATGATAAAAGAATCCCTATACTCAGCCACAGGCACTTTGATTTCTTTAATGATGGTGTCCTTTACAATTATCGTATCACTCTCGTATAAATACGGATATTTGCGTATCAATCGATCGTATCTATGTTTAGGAGAGCACGAAATTACCGTAATGCACATTGCGATAAATATTATTTGTTTCATAGCACAAAGATAAGTTATAAACTTATAGGTTTACTATAAACCATAAATTGTAAACGTAAAGGTTAAAAGCCCACCTATTAATTCTTTGTTTACTAGCCTTTTTGCTAATATAAAAATAATAGACATTTCAAGTTCTCTCCTTGACGATGTCGGAGACCAAGAAACATTTCACCCATTTTGCAGGGTCGTTATCCGATTTGAGTTTCCTCCAGATAACACGAGTCAATTGTTTTAGGTGGGCTTTTTTTGTATGAAGGGGTAGCCTAAACCACCCCTAATACCCTAAACAAAAAATAAATATGAAACACTGCAAACTTATGCAAAAAATCCTTAAGTGCCAAATTTGTGAAAAACAACCAATATAATGTGCAATTTGTGCAATTTTGGGATCAATTAACCATTATAATGTGCAATTATGGTACAATAATGAGCTTTAAGACACCCAAAAGGGTACGAAAATGAGCCATATATGACACATTATATGCGTTCGGGTATAATTTGTCTGATATATCCATCATTATATGCATTTAAATGCACTAATGCATGAAAAAACCCACACTACTGTCAAATAATGTGGGTCTTCTCGGCATTTTTCCGAATTTGTCCTGTTTTTATTGCAAAAAACTAGACATTTTACTTATGAAATCTCACAAGCACCACCAGCGCAAGCGACTTGCTCACTTAGGCTAGTCTTGTCGCTAATCTCTACAATTTTTGCGACATCCAAAGCGTTACAATTTGTCACGAGTTGCTCGTATTGCTCCTTTGTAATACTTTCAAATGGAGTCTGTTGATACGATCCTAAGTCTTCAGGTAAGAAGGAAAGACCGTTGTAGTGGTTTTGATTTTCCCATAACCATTCTCCTACCATTGCCCACTCGTTTTTCTTCAGCGTAACTGTTGCACTGACGTTATGAGTGTTTTCTCCTGCTATGTGGCCAGGTTTGATCCATTTCTCGTGGATTAACTTCACCCTCTCTAGGAATTGAATAGCACTCTCTGAGCCCCTTGTAATAGCCCCTTGTGGAGCAGATACCGGAACAGATACAACCGATTGATTCTGTGGAGACATTACATCGTCCTCAAGCAATTCTGGATGATATACCGATAGGTATGTATATAAAGCCTCATTCTTACCCAAACGTATTCTGCGCAAGTAGTATTGGTCATGCCAAGCGTGTACCCCAGAAGATGTTCCTAAGACCAAAGAAGAGGTTCCTGATGGCTTAACACAAGTGATTCTGTAGGCACTTTTAATTCCGATTTCATCGGCAGTACTTCTATTGACTCTATAAGCAACCTCAGCAGCTTCTGGCATATCTAATTCAAGAACTTTGCCCGATGCAATACCCGTCATTCCGATTCCCAATAAGGCTTCTCTCTCCGTTACTTCTTTCCACTCTTGTCTGAGGTAATGAAAATCAGTATAAGAGGCTTGGAGCGTTCCAATAAAGGCTGCTGCGGCTGTTCTTTCTTCGTAGTCATGCTGATCGATTAAATCGGATGCATTGATTTCTACAAGGTTGCAGAACTGAAAAGAATTTAAAGAAATCTCACAGCAAGGATTTGTACCCAATTCCACATCATTGGTGAAATAGAAACCCGGTTCGCCAGAGTTACTTAGTTCAACCTTCTTCCATAAATCCAAAAAGTCGCTTTTAGTGACAGCACCATTCCTTTTGATAACGGCACTATTGTTAGAACGACCACGCTGAGGATTTAACTCCCACCAATTACCAAACTTTGAAGTCAACATTGTCTCATCATTGTAATCAAACAAAGAGATCATTGCTGACCTACGGATTCCACCGCTTAGTACAGCATTTGCAATGTGACATAGGATATCGTGGCACTCCAAGGATGTCAACTGCTCACCATCTTGTTTGCGTTCGAGAATGCTTTCGATATGCATTAAGCAAATCTTCAAAGGCTCTGGACCTGGAGCAACTCCACCACTTGTAATTAGTCTCTCCCCCTTTGCACGGATAGCACGGAAATCAAAATTGGGTTTCCATTTGCTGAGACCCAAATAAGACTTCATCAAAACCTTAATTGAATCGGCCCATCCCTCAATGTTATCAGGAATTAAATATCTCCGATTGGTTTTTGCTTTTTGTAAGGCTGGCAATTTAGCCACGTGATGCCTTTGAACCGAATAGCCAACGCCTGTACCAGACAATAATAAAAACATCGTCTCATTAAATGCCCTATAGTCATCAATGTGCAGATAACTACAATTGAATAGGCGAGCATTGTTGACCTCAATCGGCTTACCGCCAAACTGAAGTGAGCGCATAGACGGAAGAACTTTTTTGTCATATACAAATTTGTAAGCGTTTTTAATTTCTGATTCTAATTTAGGAAACTTACGAATGTGCATCTGCATATTGCGATCCACAATTTCTTTCCATGTTTCTCTCCTCTGTAAACTTTCTTGAAACTTGGCGTACTTAGACCATACTACAACGTCAGATAAAATTTTGTGTTCTATATTCATAATTAAAATGCTTTTCCGTGTTTGTAGCCTCTAAGAGAATTGTACTTCATCTTCAACTCGATATGTTTCTCAAGGTCAATGTTCATACCTCCGCAAAGGTCAAACAAACGGATAGCAACATCGGCAACTTCATCTTCAAAGGAGGATTTTATTTTCTCCTCGAATAAAGATTTCCAAATTCCAATGTCCATCGTAAACTCCTCATCGTAGTTATTCAATTCTAAATCTTTCTGTAATCCATCAGCAATGGATTTTTCTGCGTAGTGACCTTTACGCAGTGCTTCTTGGGCTTCTGCTAGTTCACTAACAATTAACATTAACATCTCGGAGACGTTTCTTTCTGTGTCCCAAAAGCCTTTATCTTTGGCTACTTGGTGTGCTTTCTTAACTAAATCTTTCATAAGGGTTACAAATATAATCTGAGACCGAATGACAAAGCAAATTAAATTATTATTTTTTTGTTGACTTACCGTTTTGTCCGTTGCGGGCCCGATTCTTACTTGTGCTTTCTAGTACCATCTTACCGTTTTTGGTATGAGATAAATCTTTTCCGGCAGCATGACGCTTGCCATAAATGCCACGTTTACGAGCCTCTTTGTTTAACTCGACTCTTCTAGCAACCTCTTCGGGCTTTTTATTGTATTCGGCTTGAATGGAAATATTACGACCCGTAGCCTTAGTGCTTCCAGGCTTCTTGCTCTTTCCAACTATTTTATTTTTTGGCATCTCTGTGTTCTATATATTCTCCAACGATGTAAGAGATTCCTATTGTGAAGGTAACAAATAATAACCCAAACAAGAATCCTTCTAACATCATTTCTTCTTTGCTGTCTTTGCAGATTGTTTGAATGCTTTAGCTGTCGGAGCCCCTTTGGTTCCCGGCTTTCTCATTTCCTCTCCGCTGCCTGCAGCGATACGCTTCTTCTTAGCGTTTATGTTTGCGTATAGTCCTGGTTTCATCCTTGTCCTTTGTATTTTTTAAGATAATTTTTACTAGTCTTCAAGGAGCTGTTCTTTTTCTTAGAAACAACTCCAGGCCTCTTAATGGATGCCTTTGGCTTCCACTTGGCACTTTCTTTTATGCTCTTTACCTTAGTTGCCATTACTCTTTAATCTTCTTGATATAATAAATAGCACCTAAGATACCAGATAAAATACCAATTGTAGCAGCAACCAAAGAAAACAAAGGTAGCCAAGCAGTAGCAAAAGAAATAAGTGTTGAGCTTCCTGAAACTAAGGTCAACGTATTAGCGGTTGAATCGTTCTGCTGGATCATCACTTCTTCTTCTTTTTACCAATTACTCCTTTAGCCATCAAAATATCCATTTTGGTTACTTTGCCATCCTTGTTAATATCAGGAAAAGACTTTGCTTTCGTTGATTTTTTTATAGGTTTTTTCATTACTTTTTTTAATAATTAATCATTGGTGAAGGTTTGGTTTTTTTTCCGGGTAAATTTACCTTTTTAGGCTTTGGAGAACCTTTTTTCATTGGTAGTGGAATCAATCCAGCAGACTTGCTTTTTGGAGCAGGTTTCATTTTAGTAGGGCTAGGCTTAGACATCGTCTTTGCAGTAGTTTTTTTTCCGTATAACATAATTTTATTTCTTTGCTTTAAAATTTGCTTTTTGATTTGCAGAAGTTATTTCCTCCACCGACTTTTGAAGAGCCTCCAGAGACAGTAGAAGAACGAACTTGCTTCTTTACCTTACTTACCTGTGCCCTCATTTTATCTTTAACTAAATCAATTCCTTTTCCGCTAGAAACATTTGACTTCTTTTTCTTTGCGGTGCCAGTATTGATAGCAGGCATAGCAGGACCTCTAGTATCATCTTTCTTTGGAGGGTTAAATCCTGCGGCCATAAATGGCTTAGTAGCAGATTTAATTGACGGGGGAGTTTTCTTGACAGCCATTATTTTCCTCTTGCTTTATCTGCTTTTCTATCATTTCTTCCTGGCTTGGTCTTGTCTAGATACATTGAGTATAGTCCAGCGCCTATTGTACCAACAGTAGCACCAACTGCAACGGCAGCTTTCTTTCTGTTTGTCTTTATTTTGTCTTTACTAGCTTGTGCGGTCATCGGAGTCATTGTTTTACGATCCGCTTTTTTAACCACTCTAGCTGTTTTCTTGGTCTCTCTTTTGGTCTGAGGCCCAATTGGGGTTATAGGTTTTTTCATTTCTTTGTTGATTTTTTATTTTTACCAGCTCTCCATGCATCTCCAGCCGAAACCTTTACGTTGGCTCTACCACCTCGGACTCTGTCAGTCCCACGATTCAATCTAGCATCTGCTAAAATTGTCCCAACAGTAGCACCAACCACACCAATAGCAGCACCAACAGATTTAATATTTTGTTTTCTCTTAGCTGCCTTTGACGCTGGTGTTTCAATGGTGCGCTTGATTTTAGGAGCAGCCATAGGAGTAAGTACTTTACTCTTTCTATCTGACTTCTTAGACTCTCTTTTGGTCTGAGGCCCGATTGGATCTATTTTCTTTTTCATTTCTTCGGTTTGTTTTTTGATACTTTTACCTTACCTATTGGTTTGGTTTTTGTATTGTTTTGCTCTAGCTTCTTAGCTACAAAGTTACAATTGAACATATTAGCACTTCCATCTTCTACGGGCCTGTCTCAAACGTGAGTTTGGATCTGAGGCCGCCTTGGGAAAATCTGCCATCTGGCCAGCACTACGAGCACAATATGATTTGCGTCTTTTAGAGTCTGCACTACCCGCCTTAACCTTACCAGTTACGGCTGTCTTTAACTTAGATCCTGGATTTGCTTTACGATAAGCGGCAACCCCTTTAGCCGTCATACCTGCTCCACTCTTTGTGGGGAGGTAATTGGCACTCTTACCTTTAGTTGTTTTCGGTATGGTTTTATCCTTCGGCATTTTTCTTAGCGAATTTCTCAATGGCTGTAGAGCCGATACAAGTAATTACAACGAACTCAACTGCTTGAATAAGTTCCGCATCAGGTGAAATACTTTGTGGACGAATATTATTGTAAACCATAGTAGCGAAAAGCACAAACGCCCCAATAATGCCAATAAATCTCTTATGACTGTACTCATTCTTAACACCTTTGAATATTTCGAAAAACTTCATATATCAAAGATACTAAATAAAAACAAAAAAGGCAACCACTTGGGCTGCCTGTTTTAATCTTGAAAATAATAAAATTTAATTTAATACTTCCATAGTAGGTGTTGGCTCCTCAGCAGGGATGAACTCGAAAGTATCCAAGTTGATTTGACCTTTGCCATAAGATGATTCGATGGTCTTGAAGAACTCGTTTTGATCAGCACCAAGCGTAGCTTTTGCTTCTAAAACTTTTCCTTTCAATTCTTCCAAATCAGCGATTTGAAAAGTGATACGACCCAAATCACCAATGATGGCGTTTGTTTTTTGTTGGAAACCTTTAACGGCTTCTACTTCTTGTTCAGTTAAGTTGATTGACATATTTTTCTAATTAGTACTGCGAATATAGTACAAATTTTTATATATGCAAAAAATTAATTAACAATCTACAACTTTAGCTGCAGTGAAGATAGAAACCAATTTCTCTTTCAACCTAGCGTATCCGAAAGCGAAGATATCAATACCTTCAGCAGAAGACAAATCAGGAACAGTGTTAGTTACTGTGTATTCCTCGGTAACTTCTTCAGTTGCGTACTCTTTTACAGTGTACTCTTCTGATACTTCCTCACCTGCTTCGTTAGTGATAGTGCGAGTCTTAACTACATCCTTTTCAACTGGTTGCATCATAGTGCGAGTCTTTACCTCTTCTACTTGCTTAGTCATAGGAACAGATAAGTACTCACCAATTGCTTGGTTACGTGCTTGGTCTCCGCCCATAGGACCCATAGAAGCGTTAGTAGGAGTAGCGTCAGCTTCGCTCAAGTACAATTGGATACGGAAGTTAGCGTTACCACTCTTAGAGATTTGGTAATCAGCAATCCGTACATAAGCCTCACTGGTAATACCTTTGTCGGTTCCAATGCTTTTTGTGATTTTCAGTGCCATTTTGTTTTATTTTTTTGTATATACTATTCAAATATAATCAATTTCGTTTTGATTATCAAGTTAACGGTTTTTCAAGAGTTCTATCTCAGCCCTTAAAGCCTCGATCATTGTTTGTTGTTCTTTCATTGCTTCTACCAATAGAGGAATAACTTTGGTGTAAGCCAAGTTCTTGTATCCATCTTCTTGAGTAGTAACTGCTTCTGGAAGTACTGCCTCAACATCTTGAGCAATAAGACCTACATCATGTGTGCCTACGTGCTCACCTGAGTTCCAATCAAACTCTACACCACGTAGAGATTTAATCTTTTCTACAGGAGTAGTGATAAGAGTGAGGTTATCTTTAAGTCTAGAATCTGAAGGTGTAACAACTGTATAGTCAAAGATTACTTGGTTTGCACCTCTTGGAACGTAGAATATTCTTGCGTCAGCACTGTTTTCTGCTATACGTCTAAACTCAATGTCCTGACCTCCTGCATCTCCAGTAAGACGTATCTTAAATGATTTCCAACTAGAATCTGCTTGCCCCCTCATTAAGAAGTAAGTCAAAGGATCTTGGTTATACCCTACGTTAGAGTGAATTTCAACACCTGTTCCATTACTTCCAGCAACAGTAGCTACTTGACCTATTTGATTTACTGGACTTCTCCAATCACCCCAAGTACCATTCCAACCAGTTCTATAAGCCATATTTCTGTATGACCCAGCAGAATTACCTCCATTTTCAGGGAAGTACATTTGCCAAAGAGCACCCCCACTAACTCCATAAGATAATGCAGCACCATAATCATAATGATTACTAGGTCTATTTGACCCACTGTGTGCACTTACTGAAGAAGCAATTAGTTGTCCACTAACAAAATAAGTATTCCAGTTATCTGAAGTAATAGTTCCGTATGTACTTAATTGGGTAGCACTAGTTGCACTAGTTGCAGTAGCGGCACTACCTGTTGTATTTTGATTCCAAGTAGGAATATTACCTGAATGATAAAAGGTATAACCATCACTAGTTATTACACTTCCCCACAATCGAATTTGTCTTCCTAATCCAGCACTGGTTTGTGCTCCAACAATATTAAGACCAGAAGCAAAAACACCAGAACCTATTTTACCATCATTAGTATCTGTTTCAGCAGCACTAGAAAATTTAATCCAGGCACCATTACTTGAAGTAATATTACTACTAAATGTAGCACCTCTTCCTGTAACCGTAGCTAAAGTATCTGTCTCACTATATGAACTAATATAACCACTTGGGTTTGTAGCATTGTAAGGTGTAAAGCCTAATGCTGTGGTTACGTTACCTGAGTTAATTCCTGTAATATATCCTGCACCATTTGTAAGTTGGTTATTGTTTGTTGGTATGCTAGCAGAACTATATGCTAAAGACCCTAATCCTAATTGAGACTTAACGTGAGCAACACTAGACTTCCTAAAATAACCATCTCCGTTACTTGTATAGAATGAATTGATAGTTGGGTTTTCTGTTTCAGATACGTTTGAGTTTATATAATTAAAAAACGCATAGCCATTTCCTTCTCTTATTACAACAGTATTAGCACCTACTCCTGCAGATACTCCATATCCACCTACAGTGGCAGCGTTACCCGTAGTATTCTGGTTCCAAGTAGGAACTGTTCCAGTTAATCCTGAGTAAGCCACGTTAGTAGCTGTTGCTGCGTTACCTGAGATACTTCCACTAGATGTTATATACCCACTAGGATTTGTACTATTGTATGGGGTAAATCCAAGAGAAGCCTGCTTACCATCAAGAGCTGTTTGTAATCCTGTTACATCTGATATAGCGTGAGTATGTGCAGTAATAGAAGTTAAGAATCCTCCGTAGTTTCCTAAGTCATTTGTAAATTGAGACAAAGCAGTAGGACGAGAACTTACGTTAGTCCATGCTACTGATCCAGCACTGCCTGTAACACTAATTCCCCAACTGCCTGAAGCTCCTGTTCCTGTTAATGTTGGAGAATAAGAGTTATAGTTACCTGCGTGAAGTGCTAAGTTTCCTCCTACATATAAATTATTTACTACCCTTACATGACTATCTCCATTACCTATTGAAAAAATTACAGTACCAAGTGCTTCAGTATCATAAAAACGAATACCACCATAACCAGGTTGAGCCCCCATACGAATACCTGTATGCCAACGTATATCC